GTAGCGGAACAAGCATAACTGCTGCTATTAAAAAATATGGACGAAAGAATTTCAAACGTAAGATTTTGAAAGTTTGTTTTTCTCAAAAAGAATTGGATGCTTGGGAGTTAGTTATGATTAAGCGTTATAATTCTATTGATGAAAATATAGGATACAATATCTTACCAGGAAGTTCAAATAAATTTGGACAATGTAATCCCGCTTGTTTGCCAAGTGTTCAAGAAAAGATAAAAGAAAAGAAGAAAGGTAAATACGGAGGAGATAAATGTTATTGGTTTGGCAAGCATTTACCAGAAGAAGTCATAAAAAAAATAAGTGAAAAAGCAAAAAAGCGTTTATCTATTCCTCAAAACAATGGGATGTGGGGAAAGAAACATAGTGAAGAAACAAAGAAAAAAATAAGCGAAAAGGCGATGGGTAGAGTAGGATACAATAAAGGTAAACATCTTTCAGAAGAAACTCGTAAAAAGTTGAGTGAAATAAATAAGGGTAGTCGTAAAATTACAGATGGAGTGACAGTCAAAGTTATAAAACGCAATGAACCTCTTCCTGAAGGATGGAGGTATTATAGTAAGAATTTATGAAAGAAGCAATTGGTATATTAGTAAATGATGTACATTTGACCAAAGATAATGGTCTTTTAGTGCAAAGTATTTTTGAACAGTTGACCGCTTTGTGCGCAAAGAAGCGTTGTAAACGTATATTTTGCGGTGGTGATGTTTTCACTAATCGAAGCGGTCAACCGCTTTCTTGTTTAATTCAATGGAGTGACATCATTACGGAGTTAGCAAAAAAGCAGATTGCACTTTATATCATTCCAGGCAATCACGATAAGACTAATCTTGATGCTGAGGAAAGTTATCTCGATGTGTTTCATTCTTCCTATGTTCGTTTGTTTAGAAGCGGTTGGGTCAATGTAATTAGCCGTAAATTGGTTGTTGCTATGATACCGTATTTTACAGATGAGCGTTGGTTGCAAGAATATGAGCGTGTAGAGGAAATGGTTGAAGTTAATTTCATAGACGGTGATATAGATAGGAATGCAAAGAAGATACTTATTTCTCATTCAGGCTTTGATGGTGTGATGAATAATGATGGTAGTCGCGTGGAGTCGATTATTAAACCGTCTATATTCAAAGATTGGGATAAAGTTTTGCTTGGTCATTACCATAACGCTTCTCAATTATCTGATAATGTATTTTACACTGGTTCAGCGTATCAAAACAATTTTGGTGAAAATATTACCGACAAGGGATTTACGGTAATATATGAAGACGCGAGTACGGAATTTGTTCCTTCGCGTTTTCCGAAATATATCAAAGAAGTCATTGATGTTAAAGATAAGGTAACTCTCCGGAATTTGATTGAAAAGTATGAGGGTGATGAAGAAAACTTTATACGCTTTCAGTTTGTTGGCAGTAAGGTAGATTTTCAAGCAATTGATACTACTGAGATTACTTGTAAGGGAATTGATGTTAAATTTCAAAATGACGAGACTACGGAAGCAATGCAGGTGGCGGAGTCGGATAGCGTTATGTGTTATGATAAACAAACTATTAAACGTGACTTCATTAACTTTTGTAAGGAAAATAACATCAAGGGTAAAATGCTTTCATTTGGTTTGAATCTCATTAAAAACGTATAATATGTGGAATGCTGTAAAAATAGAATTCAATAATTTGTTCTCTCATAAATCAAGCGTTTATGAGTTCAAAGAGAATAAGTGCGTTGTTGTTTTTGGAGAGAACCGCGACCAAGTGGGGCAGGAAAATAACGGTGCTGGTAAGAGTACGCTGTTTGAGGCGGTTGCTTTGGCTTTAACTAATGAGAGTCTTCGCGGAGTAAAGAAGGAAACGTTCATTAATCATGATGAGGAATGGTGTGATGTAAGACTTGAACTTAAAAATTTTGTATTGAAGCGTGACTTTGTTATTTACCGTAAGTTCTTTCGTGGTGGTAAGGCGGTGAAAGTTGAGATATACGAGAATGGTGAATTGAATACGCAAATCACTTCCGTCGTTGAGGCGAATAAGTATGTTTATGAAACCATAGGTGTGAGTCGTGATGATTTATTGAGATACTTTATTATTAGCCAAGATAATCATTATACATTCTTTACCGCTTCTGACGCTGATAAAAAGGAAATCATGAACCGTATCACCTCAGCCGATATGGTTAATCCTATTTTGAATGATTTAGGAAAGCAATATAAGGAAAAAAATGACGAATACAACGATATAACGCGTCGTCTGGATAAGGCGTTAGCGAGACACGATTTACTCTTGGAGCAGAAGGAAACGTTGCTTGCTACGGATGATAGCGGTGTAGAGTTAGAAAATCTACGCTCTGAATTAAAGGATATTGATGAGAAACTGAATAAAGCAAAGTCTGAGCGCAAGAAGTTAAATGCTGTTGATGTAGATGAATTGAAAAATAAGCGTAAGAAAATAAAGGGTGAAATAGAAACGCTTGAGACGGAAATATCTGAAAACACTTCAACAAAGCGTCAGTTGGAATATGAATTAGATGGTAGGGTTGTTTGTCCTAAATGTAAACATGAATTCATACAGAATTCCGCGTTAGGTTTGACCGTTAAACAAACACAGAGTTTGATAAAGGAAACTGACAAGGAATTAGAAAAACAACGTTCGGAGCGTGACTCAAAGAATGCTCAAGTTAAGAAATTGACGGAGCAAATCAATAATGCTGACTCGGTAAATGACCAGATTGATGAGTTAGATATTAAGATTGAAAAGTATGAGCGACGTAAAAAATCAACCGAGAAAGAAATCCATAAATTAGAAGACAAACGCAAGAACAATACTGAGTTAAAAGAACTGGATGAAAAAATAAAATTAGCCGATGACGAAATAAAATCCATACGTGCTACGTTATCCCCTATATCAGATGAGTTAGAAACAATTAAATTTTGGCAATTCTATATGGGGCGTTCAGGCTTTCAAACCTATTTGGCTAACAAGTCAATTAAAATCATTGAGGGTATGACTAACAATTACCTGAAACGATTTGGTGTTGAAATGCGTATTTTGATAAATGGGTTTAAGGTTCTTGCTTCAGGCGAAGTGCGTGAAAAGATAGATGTGTTTGTTCTTGAAGATGGAGTTACTGCTGAAGCGTATATGGGTCGTAGTGGTGGTGAACGCGGTAGAGTTGTTTTAGCAGGAGTTTTGGCTATTCATAAACTTATCAATATGTCAACCGAAGGCAAGGGATTGAACCTTTTGTTGCTTGATGAGTGTTTTCCTGGAATGGATAGTTTGGGACAAGAAAATATCATTAAGATTTTCGACACGATAGGCGTTACGAGCATGATAATTACCCAGAATGTTAGCGATGGTTTCAACGCAGATAACGCTTTACGAGTGGTCAAACATAAGGGCGTCAGCAGATACATTCAAAGTTAATAAGTAGTAATTATGGACACGTGGATTGAACATATTAAAGACCGCAAAATCATCGCGATAGACCCAGGAAAAGAAGGAGGTATCGCGGTTTATAGTATTGATGCTAAAATGGTTGTAGCGGTTGAACATATGCCGGAAACAATGCAAGACTTATATACTCTGATTAAGCGTTGGAGTAATAATGCCGTGGCGTATCTGGAGCGAGTCGGAGGTATTCCAGGAATGGGTGCTTCGGCTATGTTTAATTTTGGCAAGGGAGTTGGACATATTGAGATGGCACTTCTTGCTAATAAAGTTTCTTGCACCGAGGTTACACCTCAGAAGTGGCAAAAGGAACTTCAAGTTGGCAATAAGGGTAAGATGAGCACTAATCAATGGAAGACTAAACTCAAAGAACGTGCTCAACAAAAATATCCTACTGTTGAACGAGATTTCAAATTAAATACCAAGAGGGCGTGGCTCAGCGTATCGGACGCTCTCTTGATTCTTGAATACGCAAGATTAATGGAGATTAAGAAATGAGTAAATTTATTTGTCATAATCCGGATTGCCCGAAATGTGGTATTGAGGATGAATATCTGACTAATACCTACAAGATGATAAATGGCAAACTCCAGAGCGACCACGTGCTTTGCCCTAAATGTGGTAAGGAGCGTGAAGAGATTAACGACCGAGGAAATATACCTATCGATGAGAAAAACATTGCTATCGGTGAATATACTGGTGCCTCGCCCGAGCGTCAGCGTGAAATGCTGAAGAAGCGTTCACACGACCATTACATGAAGGAAATTTTACCATACAAGGAGCATAAATTGCATGAGACGGTAACAGCATTCAAAGAAGCAAGCAAAGTGTAGCACTATGGACGTTCTTGAACAAACATATTTCAAACGCGAATTCTACTACAATAAAAAGTTAGTAGAACGCTTTATCTATATCATTCAAAATTCCGAGGGGAAGCGTGCTGCGGCGTTCAAAAATTTGGTGTTCAAGATGATGAAAGATATAGTGATAAAAAACGTAAACAATTATCTGAATTTATTATCAGCGACCAATATTGCTCAATTGCCCGAGAGGGACGAGGTTATATCAGATTGTTACATAATTTTTGACAAGTGTGTTGACGGTTATAAAGTGAACAATGGGTATAACTTTTATTTTTATTTCAACAAATCCTTATCCCGTAACTTTTTCAGGAACTATACCAAAGAACAGAAACGTGGAAATTCTCATATGTTAATTGATGAGGAAATGACCTATGATTTGAATTTTCGAGTTCGTCCTGTTTCTAATACGGTAGAAATTCTGGTTGAGCATTTAGGCTTCAATGAGCAGGAAAGGCGGTTAATTAAGTCGAAAATCGACAAGCAAACAATGACCGAGTTTCTCAAAGAAAATCCTGATATGACTCGTACGCAATATCTTCAGATGGTTGAAGAAATCCAAGAAAGAATACAAGAACTTAAAGAAAAAGATATATTATGAAAGTTAATGAGTATCAAAAAGCCATTGAGCAATTAACGTTAGAGGGGTACGTTATATTGCAGATTGAAGCCTCACCAGGACATTTTTTGTTCTTCAATGTTTACAAATGGCAAGAGGGGTATTTCAATACAGCCCAGAGTATTGAGTTCAATACGGTTGAAGGAATTAACATAACAGAGTTTTTAGAGAAAAACGGTAGTATGTACCGTAATCGTACCGAGTTTTTGAATAACTTTAATCGTGTTATGGATGAGTCACCAATGGTACATTGCGAGTTTTCAAAGAACGCTCGCTGGTATAAATGGTCATCCGGAATTGGTAATAAAAATGGCAACCGCGTCTAAATATCAACGTGCTATATATAGCGTATTTACTCACAGTACAAGAGATATAAATATTTCCGCTGTTGCGGGAGGTGGTAAAACAACGACGTTGCTGGAATTGCTGAGGTACGTCCCCGACGGTTCCAGCACGCTTTTTTTAGCATTCAATAACTCTATTGTTGATGAGTTGAAAAACCGTAATGAGCGTGATGATGCTCGTATTATGACTATTCATTCATGTGGATGGAGAAGCATAATGCAGGTTTACGGTAGTAAGAGCAAAGTCAATGCGAATAAGGGTATTGCTAAAACCGAAATGGTGATGAAGCGTTTTAATATCCCTGATAAGAAACGTGGTTGGTATTTTTATGCTATACCAAAGATGCTTGATTTGATGCGTTGTAATCTCTGTAATAATAGGGTTGAGGATATTGTAGAATTATCTAATTACTATGATGTTGATATCGATGCTACGGATGCTAAATACATCACCTACGCTTTTGATTTAATGGCTCGGGATAAGCGTCAGTTTGATTTCATGGATATGATTTATGTGCCCATTACCGACCCATTGATACGGTTACAACGTTATGACTACGTGTTTTGTGATGAAAGTCAAGACTTCTCAGTTGCTCAACAAGAGTTTATAAAGCGTTGTTTGAATCGCAGGGGTAGGTTGATAACGGTAGGCGATAAGCGACAAGCAATTTATGGGTTTGCTGGGGCAGATGCCGAGAGTTATGATAAATTGGCTGACTTGAACGGGAAGGCATTGCGTATGCCGCTTTCAGTGTGTTACCGATGTGGGAAGAATATAGTTCTTGAAGCACAAAAGATAGTTCCGGAGATACAATATCATCCTGCTCAAATAGATGGTGAAGTTCGCAGCGGTAGTTTGACCGAAATAGAAGATGGCGACTGGATACTTTGTAGAAATCTCAAGCCGTTGATACAAACTTATCTTTGGTTGATTAAAAATCATAAGAAGTGCAAGATACGAGGAAAGGATATAGCCGAGGGAATATTAGCATTGATAAACAAAACAGGAGCAAATACGCTGTCGAGTTTAGAGTCTGCCTTAGAACGTGAACAAGAAAGAACATTGGAAAAGTTGGCTGCTCGCGGAGTTAAAAAACCATCTTTGCATCCCAAGATGGAATTGCTTTGTCAAAAGATTGATGTTATTCTGACTTTGGCTTCAGAGGTTAGTACGGTAGTTGCTTTGAAAGAGTTAATCAATAATATCTTTGACGATAAAGCAAAAGGGATAATATTAAGCACTATACATAAAGCCAAGGGATTGGAGAATGACCGTATATTCTTTTTGTTACCTAATTTGATACCATCGCGGTACGCAATTCAAGATTGGCAGTTAGAGCAGGAACAGAATTTGAAATATGTTGCTATAACGCGAGCCAAACGTGAGTTGATTTATGTCAACGAAAGTGATTTTGTTTGCGCTTTGAGCGAACAAAGTTTATAGTAACAAAGAAAATTGTAAATCAAAAATGGCTCAAGAAGTAGAATATGACAATCTTCTGGCGTATGGTACATATACGCTTTTATATCTCAACGATACCGCTATAAATTGTATTCTTGATGCGGGTCGTAAGTTAAAGAAACAAAATTACGGAAATTACATTAACAATCTTTATCGTAAATTAGATAAGGAGGTTCAACGCTACAATAGATTGATTACCGTTACGCTGAAGGATGATATAAATCAATTTGCGGAATTTAATGGCTGGAAGGATGAACTGGTTGATGCTCCGTTACTTGCTTATCTGAATGCGATAGAAAAAGTGTATCGTGATAACGATGTACCAAATGCCGAGTTTTATGCTACGCTTGAGGTAGCAAGGTCGCTGAGCGAGTACGCTGTAAACATCAATGACTATATTGTTGAGAAAATTAAGGTTCACAATTCAGCGATAGTGCGTTTGAAGGAGTACCGCCTGACCGATGTAAAGGATGCGTGTAATAAGTTTGTACGACACGTATATGCCCTGCTACAACCACAGCCCACTATTGTAATGAATACCGAAAGCGATGTGGTAGCAAAGTTTAAGATATTAAATGAGGCTCTGTTGAGTCTTGAAAGTTTTGAAACAACATGCAATAAGACCGTTGAGTCATTAAGCAAACAATAACAATGGAAGATATACAAGAGAAAGCAATGCAGGATGAATTGAATCCGGAGCAGGAGCGTTTAGAAGAAAAGGAAGCGTTGGAGCGTCATCTGAAATATATTCGTGAAAGAGTACGCAAAGCAGAAACGGATGAGGAAAATGAACATCTGTTTGATATGATACGCGATGCCGAAAATCGTTTAGATATTCTAACAAAATAAATTGTAAAACAAAATGGAAATAACGGATTTTTGCTTCTTGGGTCACGCTGTACTTGGTCCCAGAATTGTCTCAAAGATAGTTCAGAAAGGCGTGATAAATCCTACGCATATCCAAGGTAATGATGTGAACCGCGTATATTACGTTGGTAAGATGGTACGCGGTTATCAGATTATGGAGGAGGGTAAGGACTCTGCCTTTGGTAAGCATATTCTTGGTTCGCGTTACGTTGTAACGGTTGATGGCTTCCAAGGATTCTTGCAACAACTGGCCGAAGTATTTCTGCCGGAAAAGAAACCGCGTAAACGTATGAGCGATGATAAGCAACAAAAGATTATCGACATGGTCAAGGCAAGAATACCGTCTGCTGAAATTGCTCAACAACTGAACATGAAGCCTGCTTCCCTGCATAGCAAGGTATATCAGTTGCGTAAGAAAGGCTTGCTGCCAAAGGTTGAGGAAATGAAAATCGAAGCCATGGCTCGTAAGGCTCACGAGAAAGTGGAAGAGCCGCAGACCGAAGTGGGTAAAATCAGCACCGTACAAAACGTAATGACTATTGAGTTAGGTACGCGTGTGAAGAGTGCAATAACGCTTGCGGCTGCTATGTTAGTTATGGGCGTTGACTTTACCGATGACCAACTGGCTGAGCGTGCGGTAAATATTACGGATAAAATTTTGGAAAGGATTGGACGATGAATACTTTGTTATTAACAGAACAAGAGCAGAGATTGATTAGTCAATTGGCTGCTGATAGCGAGACAGGTAATCATTTGATTCGCCCGAGAAGTGAAGAATATAAGGCGTTGTTGACAACTTTTAATGAAATAGTTAATAAAAAAGATGAGCAACGTACTGATAAAGAAAAACAAATTTGCGAATATTTTGCCGCTTGCAAAGATTTTGATGCGTATAAAGCATTTTGTGAAAAATATGATACTTTTGCTAAATTATGAATACTTATATAGAAGAAGAACCCAACTGCTCGGCAGCGATGAATGACCAGATAGAATTTGTTCATCAACCAGAAGACGACCAAGAAAATGAATAACAAGATAGAAAATAACAATTGGATGCAGAAGCCGTGCGTTCAGTTCCGTAATCATACAACGAACGGAGACCACGCTAAACATTATGTTGGTTTAGCAGCCTATGACGCACGGATAGTAATCGTTGTTAGTCGCGTACAGACCGCATATCCGGAACGCTACTACGGTTATCATATTGTTCGTCATATACCAAAGTATGGCTTTACCATAGAACGTACTTATTTCTTACAATATGAGACGTTGCACTTAATCCAGGGAGCAATCGCTGCTTTGATACGTTATGATAATAAAAAGGAGGATAACCTATGTTCTGGAGAATAATCGTTGCTTTGTTAGCACTGTTCGGAGTCGTTGTATTAGTCTCTCTGACTCTGTTCGGTGTAATTATGTTAGCGTCGGTCAAAGACCTTGCTAATGACGAAAAAGATATCGACATCAAATAATAAATACGTTATGAAACGGAAAGTCTTGTTATTATGCGTATCTATACTGATGACGAACGCGGTCAACGCCCATCGTCACGATAGTATAGAAAACCGTTTAGCAAAGATGGTAGATGCCTTTGCTTTTGTAGAAAGTACCTATAATCCTGCTGCTGTAAATGGCGACTGTGTAGGTTATCTTCAGATATCGCCCATTATGGTACGGGAGGTAAATCGTTTGTTGGGAGAGGAACGCTATACTCTCAACGACCGTTGGGATAAAAACAAAAGCATTGAGATGTTTCGTATAATAATGAGGCGAAAGAACCCAACGCTCAACATCCGTAAGGCTTGCGTCATATGGAACGGAAAAGGTACAAGTCGAGAATATATAGAAGCGATACAAAGTAGAATAGAGGAATAATAAAATGAAGCGGTATGAATTTTGACCAGTTGAAAGTAGGTGATGAGGTATATTATGGTTTTCTTGGAGAAAATGATGGCTTTGTACGTCATACTAAAATCTCCAATATAAGAGATTGGGGATATTTGCAATTCAGAGATAACAATGGCGGCGAGTTTATAGTTTTTGCTAATGAAAAGAAAACTACTCAAACAGAATATAATGGTAATATTGTTTCAACCAATGAACAACAAGCCATAAAATGGGTAGAAAGAAAATTGAAGAAACGTGTAATAGATGCTAAAAAACTTTACAATAGTAGAGAATTTGCGTTAATGGATTTTTGTAAAAAATATAAATCATGACACATTTAGAAGAAATTGTATATCATGCTTTGCGTGAAGTTTATCCCGATGTAGAAGAAAAAGACGTTGAAGTAGAAGGAAAGTTAAAACAAGAATATCTTGGTTTAGCATCAAACGCCGTGCAAGGATTATTAGAAATGGGAGGCACGCTCGGCAAGGTAGTTGATACCGTTGTACCAGTTAATGTGATTGCCGATAAAGCATTCGAGATAGCAGATGCTATGATGCGTGGATATGTAAAACGTGTTGCAACATATAATGAATAGTAATATGGAAACGGTAAAATATCTTTGCGAGTTCTTTTTTGGGAACTTTTGGCATTGGTTAGGAGGTTTGTTTTATTTGACTATAATAATTTATTTACCTTTTGGGTGGATTTATGGTAGGATAAATAACAACGATAAAGATGAACAAGATAAAAAGTAGTATTGAAGAAGAACGCAATATTGTTTGCGAACAATGCGGTAAATTCTTGTTTCATACTAATAAGTCAAAAGGTGCAGCAGGAGCAGAAGCAAGGCTCAAAGGCTTTATTTACAAAATGCCTATATTCTTTGGTATTTATGAGAGTTATTTCTTTTGTTGTAAAGAATGTTGGGATAAATGGTTCTTTGAACATACAACAGAAGAACAAAGAAAGGAAGGAAATAAAGAAGTCGGTAAATTAAAGGAATCAATCAAGCGTGATACTCCAGAATTATTAGAAGGATTACAAAGAATACAAAAGGCTTTTGAGAAATATAAGAAAAAGAAATCCGTATAGCGTATTATTGCGAATATCATAAAAGAACCGTAATATCTCCCCGAAACTACAATCCAAAGAACCTATATAAAGTTCTTTGGTATTTGTTATAAATAAAAGGATTTGTTTGTTAAATAATGCTTTGTTGAATTTTTCTCTTCCTATAACGCAACACGTATAAATATACGCATATTAACGATTGTAAAAATTCATTGTTATGTATATCGAAGACATCCCAGATGGAGTTGTAAATGTAAAAGAATATCGTAAATTCCTTCTATTACAAAGGCATCCCGTATTAACGGATACAACGTACATTGATAGTAATGGCGAGGAAATAAATATTGCTATGTTGATAGATAAACTCCGTAAACGTATTGCGCACTTATCACCTCAGGAACAGGATGATATTCTTGAGCGTAAGAGCGAATACAATAAAATGAGAGCAAAAGTATCAACGGCAAAAGCGGTAGCCTTTGGGCACGCAGGCAGATATGGTGGAAACCGAAAGAAAGAAACATCCGCAGCACCTTTTCATCAAGACATAATGGAACTTTTGGGACGTATGTTTACGGTGAAGGAGGTTGTAAAGATAATGGGCGAGGATAATGGTATAATAATAACCGAGGAAGATGTTAAAGAAGTACAACGTCGCTTCTTGCCCGAGATAGAGCGTAAGCGTGAGGAATTTCGTAATAAATTAACAGATGTGCGTTTGTATCATAAGCGTCCGCGTCTTGAGGAGTTGGCGTGGATGTATAGCAAAATGAAGAACCGCTACATTATATTAAATAGTACGGATGCTTACAACGCAATGCTCAGAACGCTGGAACAAATACGCAAAGAGTCGGAGGGTGATGTTTTGACCGTTAAGGGGGCGATGGACGTAAATATTGAGGTAACTATCCAGCAACATATCCAACAAGAGATTTTCAAAACAATAAACATCAAGGAAATAATATTAGGGAGGGTTGCGGCTCGTATGAATTACAACCCAATGAAACTTATTGCCGGATTGCACAATAGTTATTATGCGAAGTTTGTAGATATTGGTGGAGATTATGACCCCAACGCTGAGATGGAATATCCTTCCAATAAGGCATATGACTTTGCTGCTATTGAGCGTACAGCCGGAAGAGAGGTTGTTAAGATGGAGGAAGAACCAGTCACTCCTCAGGAAAGTAGCAGTGCGTCGGCTGTTAAACAAATGTTCTTGGAGAAAATTCGTAAACAAAAAGCGGATATGGAGAAGCGTGCTACTTTGGCGGATTATGCTGCTGAGGATAATCGTCCTGTTGCGGAGGATGAAGACGTTGTTAACAAATCGCGTCCTGGCGGTAGTAAAGATAAAAATCTCAAGAGTAGTAAGAATAACGGTAGCAAGCGTGATTACTATACTGGGAAGAAAAAGTAACAACGTTTATTATTTCAGATAATAACAATAAAAGAAAAACCTATGCGCCCCATTCGCAGCAAAATACATCGCCTTGTCGGCAACGCCATGACCGCTCTTCGGAGTGCTCTTTTCGCCGACGTGCTGCTGCTCGACCTTGGCGCATTTATTCACACCAAACGTATTTCGTTTGTTAAAAATTCCGTTGTTAGTGTTAATTTGCGCAACCTGCTAACAGCGTACAAAGATACCGCCATGGTTGGGCGGTGGAAGGCAATGCTCGCCTATTGGGACGATGTGTAGAAAAATACGCGGAACAACGCTCTTAATCGCGACAAGGTGTGAGTCGCTCGGTTTGCCTAAACCTCTATGATTAAGACTCCGTTGGATTATTTACATACTATACCAAGACAACCGCTCCTCGACATGCGCTATACGAGGGGCGGTTATTTTTTTTACAATAACAAAGTTATTAACATTAGAAAATGTTAATCAATAAACAAATTGTAAGAATAATGAAAGTACAACCTGATTCAGTTGAAATTTGGGCAAAGGGTATTTTGGCTCGCTGCACAACTCCTTTGAATGAAGAACAAGGAACCCTGCTTATCAATATCTTCATGAATGAAGAAAAGTTTGAAAATGATGAGAAGTTAAAAGAATATTGCGAGAATGCGAGCAAAGGTGGATTGATTTATATGGTTATGCAACGGTGTAAGAGATTGAATATAGAACTTACTCGTTCTGCTGCTTTGTTTCTTGGATTTTGCTTAAATTCTCCTGGTGAAGTAAGTATGACCGCTGCTTATATTAAGTATTGTTTGAGCAAGGGTTGTAATCAAAAAGAAAAAGTTTCCGCATCGTATATTTCAACTCATTGTTTTCCTATGGGTTTACCGTCGGAAAAAGATTGGCAAGAATTATGGGATGCTCAAAAAGTAGATTACGAACAACTCAAGGTGTTTCGTAAGAATTCATTTGCTCCGGATAATATGTTAGATTATAACGAATCATATCAAACCGTATCATGAAGAAACTTATCAAGAAAATCGCACGTCGCGTCCTACGTCAGGAGTTAAGTAAACTTGATTCCGACGTTAGGTATTACCGCGAAAAGGCATATGGTAAACAAGATGTCATATTGCCTACATTGTTAGTTGAGGGAATTGCTCGCATGCTTCCAGACCCTAATGAGGCGAACCGTAATCCTATGGTGATGAAGCAAAACTCAACAATGCGTTTAGGCGTTTACGAATTAAGCATAACGGAATTCCATCCTGGCGTTGGTGCAACTATACTCGTAGAGCCGTTACATATCAGGATAACAATAACGCATCGTCGGGATAAGTTACAAGCCAACGTTCTGGGCTGTAATTTGGACGTTGATACGTTTTGTTGGGATTTGGCCCATTCTGGACTCCGCATGGTAGATGATAATACATTTGCTATGATTGCTGATTTTAGCGTCTCGAGCGTTAAGGTAGCCAAAGAAGCGGGATTGTTAGACTATAAAAGAAAAATATCATGAAACACGTTTACGCAGGTGTCAGTCCGGAATTGATGACTGACGGAGACTTGAAGAAAGAATTTAGGCATATAGGTCGTTTGTCTCTTTACTTTCTCGTCAGAAGCAAGGTTTACGGTCGTGTGCCGAAGAAGTATGCTGCTGGCAGAGGAAACAAGCGTTTTATGCTTGCTCATATGGGTTACTGCTTTGACCGCTATTATGACCTCTTGAAAGAGATAGGTCGTCGCGGCATGGACGCAAAACCTCATCCCGACCGCTTTCAGTTAGTTCCCGCTGATTGCTTCCGTGTATTTCATCCTACAAAGGATGATGTAAAAGCATCAAAGGAACAATTGGAGCATGATATGCATTTTAATTATGCTTTGTATTATCGCGGCGAACGCCTCAACCTTTATCAAGCGTTGAGAAAAGTTAGGGAGGAATGGTAATGGGTAGCAGAGTAAGAGGAATGATGTTAATGGCCTTGGCGATGGCTGCTATGGCTAATACGGATTATAATAGACCGTATGGCGGAATTAACGACGGTAGGTATTATCCAGACTCTCCAAAGATGACGGGATTTACCACAGCAGAAGGCAAGCGTCATTATAGCAAGAAAAAGCGTAAGGCGATTAAAGCAAAACAACGTAATAAGTAATATGAAAACAACTCACAATCCACCGTTGAAAGCAAAGTACAAGTATCGCAAATTTTTGTACGAGCAAGGCGTTACAGCACCCGTCAAAGTGGCTTGTGAGGTATTAGAAGAAACGGAGCGTCAGTACAAGATACGTTTGCTTGAGCCTTGCGATAATTATCCTGTTCGTTGGGAACTTTGGGTTAAGAAATATAACATTGAATTAGCCGAGCCGAAAGTGACAAAGATATATGATTATTCCGGAGCATTTTGGAATGATTAGAAAAAAATTTTTGGTAAAATTAAAATTTTTCTTTGCCGTTTGGAAAATAGTTAGTAATTTTACTCGCAGAAAGGAATGGTAAAATTGACAAAGAAAATTCCGTAACTTTCTGAAATAAAGTAAAGATAGTAAAATAAATTGTAAAACAAAATTGGTTAAAAAATGAAAAATCTTAACAAAAAAGTCCTTTGGAAGGCAGTAGAACTTTCTACTTTTGCTCTCGGTTTGTTACTTATTTTTGCCTGCGCAGGTGACGGTTGCTGGAATGGTCGCTTGTTGCTTGGCTTGGTTCTCCTTGTAGCCTCATATCAGGCAGAGGTAAAGTACGGAAAGGAGGACAAGTAAGATGGCAACGCTGACGATTAAACCTACGGTCTCCGCAATACGTCATACAGAAAGCGGCAAATCCTATTGGGATAACAACGGTGCTTACAATGAAGAGTATTCCCGTTTGTATGACGAACTGGTTCCTGCTTCGGGGGACGCTAAAACGGTTCGCGGTGAACTCATCAGAGCCATTAGTCGCTTGGGTTATGAGTATAACAATAACGGTAACTTTAATGCTGCCGAGCCTTATTACGCAGACCCAGAGTACGACGTTGATGATGATGGCGAAGAATACTGCATCAATGATGACGAAATTGACCATATCGACATTGCTCCCTATTATGACCGCATGTTGAACTTTATCTCGACTTATGCCGAGGTAGAGGGATTGGCCGACGCTGCTCAGGTAGAGGAAGCGGTTGAGGGTGTTCGTTACGTCATCTTACAAGCACCTAATTACACTTCTGTGGGCGGTTACTTTCAGGAGAGTTTTCAGGCATGCTACAATGCTTTAACAGACCTTGTGATGCACGTTGTTTTGAATACCGAGGATATGCCTAATCCGGAATATGAGGAGGAACAATCATGATTATTGTTCAAGATAACGCTATTCCCGTACTACGCGAAATCTTTGAATTTGTAGAAGCGTTCGTAGATTACCATATTGAAGAAAAATCAATAGATGGTCAACCTACGGACGCTGAGCGTATGCGTATCTGCTTGCCTACTTTGAAGGGTGTTATTAACTCAGAAAAGGTTGATAACATAGTTTCCCAAGAGGATTTGAAGAACATCGTTCATAATGCTGAAAAACGTGGTAGAGAAGCGGTGCGTCCTTTGTATAAATATTGCGTTGTTGATAGCGATATAACATACTGCTATGTTACTGACGATATTGGTAAGGCAATGGAAAAGGCTGCGAGCCTGAGTAAAACCTCTTCGGATTTTCAGTATGTTTTGAATATTTGTCAATCGAATGACGGTAGTTACAAAACATTTTATGAGGCGAGATATTACGAGGGTAAGTGGTATGATACCGATATGCGGGATTTTCTACATTTTGATTACATATTACAAAGAGTCGGTTCTGATATTTATAAAATTTGACAATAATGTTACTCGAAGAATTACAACAATTATCAACGCTCACACAAGGTAAACAACGCGAGTATTTTGAGGCAATGCTTCGGGACGCTCGCGTTGTCCGTTGTAAGCCGATGAAAGAGGTTTTGCCGGAGCGTTTAGTTAAGCGGATAAAAGATACCGTTAAAATCAACAAGAAACAATGCTATCGCAATGCTACGTTGGTCGCCCAGTTAGACTCCAATATACGGTATGTTGAGGGAAAGTTTGAGTTTCTGGGTATAAGTATCGAGCATGCTTGGAACGAGTATAAGGGTAGTTTCTTTGACGTAACAAGTGAGATAGCGTTGAAACAAAATCCTGGTGACCGCGAATATCTTGCCCTTGGCGTTTATACCTTTGATGAGGTTATGGATGTTATATTAGAGCGTGAGGTTTATGGCGGTATTTATCAAGCAAAGTTTTTACAAACAAAGTATAAGAAATAACATGATGGAACAAGATATCATTTACAAAGCAAATGGCGAGGTAGAACATATACAGCCAAAGAACGGTAAAGATTACCAACTGGAAGAATTGCAAGCAATCGTTGGCGGTTATATCCAGATGGGATTTGGTAACGACGGTAATATCCTTGTAATGGACGAGGAGGGGAAATTAAAAGGTAAAAAGGTAAACGCGAAGGCAACCGCTTGGTATCGTGAACACGTTTATGTCGATGATGTTATCGTTGGCGATGTCTTACTTTGCAAAGCAGATAGAATTAAGTAATATGAAAACAAATTTTCATGATATTAAGTTTCGTTGGAGAAACAAGGAATGCGTCTTTTGGTTTTATGACTGTTGGGATTTTTTCAATCCTTTCAAAAGACGTGATGCTGGGTGTATTGTACCTATTTTTGAGTTTCTGCCTCATATAGGATTTTCCATTAATGTGCAAACATCATATTTTGGTTTTCACGCAGGTTGGTTAAATATGAGAGTAGATTTACATCTTTATTACGGTGAGACAATTCAGCGCAATTGTTATAATAAGTTTATGAATAATAAAAACAACAAAAGAAAATGGTTGAAGAAATTTTAAGTCGTCAGGCTGACGCATTGGAGCGTGTTGCTCAAGAAATTAGTTTTCTAACAAACGCGGTTCTGTGTAATATCACAGATGCTTTGAGTAAAGACAATTCGCGTTACAAAGTAGGCGTTGACCTCGCTGAACCTACTAACTCTCCCGTGAGTCTTTTGATGGATAAAAAGGGAGAAAGTTGGGTTCGCGTTCGTACGCTTGATGAAGATTTTTGCATCGCTAAGAGAAATCTCGACGATGGTAAAGAACGCAAATGGGATGACGCTCAAGCACGTCTCAAGGAATTAGGTCTAACAACCTTTAATCGTAAGCAAGCCGCAATCATCTCAGCCTATCGCAAGGAAATTGATGAGGCTTTGAAGAAAATTGGCGGAGAGCCGTTAAAAGGTTGGTTCTGGACCAGTGAGGAGTATATTCCGGATGACGCTAATGTGGCTGAGTACAATGCTGCCGGTGCATGGTGTTACTATGGTTACGGCGGTACTTTGTTCAACGCCCGCAAGTACTACGCCCGCCAGTCTCGTCCTACTTGCCCATCGACTTCAATCATAAAATAAGGATTGTAACATGTTATTCAAAGTAAAGTTTTTCGGAACAAAGGAATACCGTGGTCAAATAACAAAACAAACCGAATTTGTAGATGCTCCTGAAGAGTCGGCAATTGAAGGTATTTTGAAGAATAATCACGGTTATCAAAAAATCAATAATCTCAAAGTCAGAAAGGTTGAAGATGAAAAGAATTAAACCTGAAGGATGGATAGGAATTGCGCTGATAGTAGTTATTGGCGCAATAACTATTTTTGCATATCATTACGCTCCTATTCGCTATAATCGTATTGGTAAACGAGTAGAGTATCGCGAAACGGTACGCGATGATGATTCAATGAAAGTAACTCGGACGACCGAGTATAAGTTGAGCCGCATCCATTATGATACCGTAACAAAACGTACAAATCATCCTACAAGCACGCTTGACGTTGCACCTCGTAAGTCTACGGTCGTAAAGGAACCGTGCTGCTACGGTGATTTACAAATTGTAGATTTGAACGACGTTTTGTTTGAACCGAGCGACCCTTATATCGACTGGAACCATTGTTGCCTTGGCGATGTAGAAGATAGCATTTTGCGAGCAAAAGGTATTTACTATCACGTTGGGCTTGACGCATGGGTTAAAAATGTGCGGTGATTGGTATCGCGTATATACGCTCGTGCGTTACGAGGGTTACTATCCCAGCGATATATGAGTGTAGAATGTTCTCGGGAGTAGCGGGAATATATAGAGGGGGTAGTAGGGGGAGGAAAGAAAGGGAGGAGAAACCGCTCTTTCATTCTACACACTAAAAGGGAACCACAGTTATTAAGCATATTCATTCAAACAGTAAAATAACAATGGCAAAGAAATTACGTTTACCAAAAAGCGGTGATGACGATGAAGAAAAATTCTATGTTCGTCATATGTTAGAATTTGGCGAGGATGGTTTAATGATATCGTTGTTTGGGATTGAGACTATCGAAAAGGATATGCGATTTGTTGAAAATCCTAATGCTCATTGGGAATACGGTATAACTATTAACAAGGGTATGGAACCATCGGTCAGATATCCTAAAACAGATATCAGCGTTTGGCAATATACCCAAGAAAAGCGTGACCGTGATTGGGAATTACTGATGATGCAGTTAGTTGATTCGGGATTCAAAGTTATACAAGTAAACTGATTGTCTAACAAATAAAAGTAAACAAAAATGAAGAAACAAGAATTGGTATCTGCTCTTGCAGAAAAGACTGGTCTGACCAAGACCGACCTGAACAAAGTTGTTGACGCTCTTCCTGAGGTCGTGAAAGAAACCTGCATGGACAAGGGTGAGGAAATTAACCTTATCGGCTTCGGTAAGTTTGTCCGCAAGGTCAATCCCGCTCACGAGGGGTTCAATCCGCTGAAACGCGAGAAGATTCAAGTGCCGGAGATTCACACTCTGAAGTTCCTCGCCAGCCCCACCTGGAAGCGTGTCATCGAAACCAAGAAAGGAAAGAAGTAATGAAACGGATGTTCAAACGCATGCTGGTTCGGATGTTGTTTAACAAACGCCAGCGGATTGTAATCTGGAACGCTCTGAATTATAGCAACCACCGCTACATTCGTCGTGGTAATGTGAACGGAGCGGTCATGGTGAAAACCGTTATCAATGAAATCAATCCTTTCATGGGTGTCGATACGATGACTTTCACCGCAAAGGAAGTCAACGGCATTGTGAAAAGCGTTTCCGAAAATGTCGCAAAGGCGGTTCGTAAATCCGAGCAAAAGCGTGAAGAGGCAAAGCAGCGTGGTATTGCTGTTGGTACGGTAATCTCGCGTGAGAAATGCGAGGCATGCGACCACAAAGACCAGTGTATTGTCTATGACGCTTGTTTCGGTAATAACGCTCCTGCTCCCGAAGACCACACCGATGCCGACCTTACTCAGCAGGAAGCCGAGGAAAAGGGTTTGGTTGAAAAGAAAGAAGAGGAAACCGCTTCTGGCGATATGCCGTCTTTCGAACAGTCTCAGGGTGAAGCCGGAACGCAAGAGCCTGCCGCCTCAGCCGAGTAAAGTCTGAAACCTGCATAATGACGAGAAGAGCCTACAAGGTTAATAATACCAAGTAGGCTCTTTAATTTTTGTAAGAACATGATAAAAAGTAATTATTTGATTCACGATTGCGAGACTGGCGGATTAGACCCAGAGAAAAATCCCATCACTCAATATGCTTGTGTTGTATTGGATGGTGTTACTCTGAAAGAGGTAGACCGTTATGAAACGTTCGTGAAACCGTATAACAACCTCAAGATTGAGCAGAAGGCATTAGATAGCACAATGGTAACGATGTCGGACGTTAATCGGGGTGTAACTGTAAAGGAATTCACTAAAACCGTTGTAGAACTGTGGAAGCAAAATCAGGTGAAATCTCGTATTGCTGATATGGGGCGTTTGATAAGCGTTGGACATAATGTACCATTTGACCACGGTTTTATCAATTACGCTCTTTTGTTTTGCGGTTATGATAATGGAATGCTTGATTGGTTCTTTCCTAATTTCATAGATACCTTTGCTCTTGGTAAAATGCTTTGGGGTGTAAACCGTGAAGAAAAATTAAACTTGGGTGCTTGTTGCGAGAGAGCGAAGATTAAACTCACCGACGCACACGGAGCAATGAACGACGTTGAGGCTACAGCCGATTTGTTTCGTTGGTTTATCAAACGTATGCGTGCTAATAAGGGCGTTTCTGTAGGTGAGGATGTCGGAAGACGACCCAGAGGAGCGGAGTTCTTTGAATTCAAATGTGGAGCAAAATAACACACAAATAACATTACACTATGGAAAGTAAAAAGCAAGCCAAGAATTACAGCAATATGCATACTCCGGAAGCAAAACTCCGTAACAAGGTTGCTTTGTTTAACAAGTACAGTACTGTTTGTTCCGAAGTGAAATTTGTAAAACGTGGAGACGGAGTAACGGTTCAGAATTGTAAGATTGATGACGGTATATGCAATTACAAGCGTTGTCCGTTGAAACGATTTAGTTT